TCATCCTTGTTCTTAACTGCAAGACCTGACTCGATTGCCTTCTGTTTATTAGCTGAATCAACAGCTAAGTCGATACTCCAAACAGGCTCGAAGGTAGTGTTTGGATTAGATATTGCTGCCCAATAGGCTTTACCATTTAATACTGGCATTATTTTTCTCCTTAGTTTTGTTAGTGCAAACTTAGTTGCTATTAAAATATAACGAATTATACTATATAATAATTAGTATGTCAACACCTAATGTGTTTCGTACCAATTTTTTCCAATTTTATATTCACTATCTAAAGGACATTGAACATTCAGTTCTTTCTCTACAAGTTTCATTGCCTGTTGAGTCATATCACCAAACCTTTCTGCTTGGTCTCTGCGAACTTCAAATTGGTATTCGTCATGGATAGATGCAACAAGTCTATAATCATATCCCTGTTGCACCTTTAAAGTTATTTGTCGTAACCATTCCTTACAAATGATTGCACCTGCTCCTTGTAAGAGTAGGTTCATTGAAGCATGAAACTGTCTGACCTTTAGTAGCCTACCATCAATAGCTTTTATCTGTCCTTTCTTTGCAACTCTATCAACCTTATCACGCAAGGTTTTAAGAGATGGCATATTGGACATAAACTTATTAATAATATTCTTACCTTCAGTCTTTCCACCACCAACTATCTGTCCTATCTTATCAGGACCTGCTCCATATATTAGAGCATAGATAAAAGTCTTTGCTTGGTCTCTAGTCTTCAGACCTGCAGCCTTCTGATTGGCAGTATGTATATCACCTTCAACTACTTCCTTTGTAAACTTGGAATCGCCCATGTAATGAGCAAGGCAACGAAGTTCTAGGCTAGATGCATCACAACCTAGTAATACATAATTACTATTGGTAGGTATCCAAACTGACCTACATTCCTTACCATAGGGAGAATAGGAAGCAGGAACTTGAGCCATGTTTGGAGAGTTGTGTGCCATTCTTCCACTAATTGCTTTTAGTGTCATAACTCTACCATGCACCTTGCCATCTTCTTGGACTACATTTATCCAAGACTTAATCTGAGAAACTCTCTTCTGCAATAGAAGATAATGAGCAATCTGTAGTGCTTCAGGAATATTTTTAATTCTTTTTAATGTTCCTTCATCAACAATAGGATGCCCTGTAGGTGTAAGGTTCTCAGGTTTCCAACCTTTCTCTATTAATCTCTTTGAGATTTGTTGTCTAGAGTTAGGATTGAACTCTTCCACACTATCACTTAGTTTCTTACCTGTCTTATCTGAATATCTTTCAGTAGTAATAGGTGGGAATATTTCTTGTAAATCTTTTTCTATCTTGTCTGCTTCTTCCTCAAGCTTTGCACATAATTTATCTGCTTGTTCTATATCTAACTTGAAACCATTCTCTTCCTGCTTATTTACTATTGCTCTAACTTGGTGTTCAAGAAGCATACTCTTCTTAGAATATTTTTTTAGTGTGGGTAGTAAATGCATATATAATTTATATGTCAACTCAACATCTTTGATACAATACTTTAACATCTCTTCATTGAAATGAGAGAAGTCTTTGTAGTCTAACTTTCCAAATCCCAATCTCTCTCCCCATGCCTTGAGTGAATGACCACCTTCTAGCACAGGGTCAGAGAGTTGTGAAAGGATAAGTGTATCTCTTACTTGTGATAGTTTTATCTTACTACCTGTCAACCTATTAAGTATAGGTGCATCAAAAGATATTCCATTGTGCATAATAAATATATCTACAGATTCACACCACTTAGCAAAGTCTTTCAGAGTATCTCCATGCCAAGATAAAACATCTCCTTTGTCTATATCTTTGGCAACAATACAATGAATGACAGTTGCTTTAATGTCATCAGTTTCTATATCTACTACAAATTTTCTCATAAAAAGTCCTCTACATCTGATTGGTTGTCTGACTCAAGAGGATTCTCAATCTCTTTTAATCTTCCTGTGTCCTTATCATATAATAGGTAAGCAGATACACCTGTCTCACCTGCATATCTATTCTTTAGTACCCTGACAGTAGTTGTGTTCGCTAGTGTAGGGTCTTCTGCTTGTTGGTCTCTCTCTAGTGCAATAACTGCATCTGATATTTGAGCAATAGAGTGTGAACCTCTAAGCATTGATAAGGATATTTCCTTACCTTGCTCCTGTCCTTTATCTCCATTTGCTCTTCTCAAGTGAGACACAAGTAACATTGCACATCTAGTTTCTTCTACTAGTGAACGTAGCTTGGTCATAAGTTGGTCAATGTTTCTTCTCTCATCTTCACCTTCAATACCTGAAACAAGTATAGATAGGTGGTCAATAAGAATATACTTACAGTCTAATGCCTTGACCATATATCTTACTCTGTTAAGTATCTCATCTGTAGTTATACTACCAAAGTGGTCAAAGCCATAGAACCTTCTTGTGCCTATAGTCTTCTTCTCGAACTCTTGTAACTGCTCTAGTGTATAGTTCTTCTGCACTTCCTTGATATATAATCTGTCATTTGCTTCTACTGACATGATATGTAACATAGTTCTAGTAATGTTTTCTTCAAGAGAGAATACACCTATGTTATGTTCTGTAGTAGTCAGTAAGTGATGCATCAATTCTCTCATCAGGGATGACTTACCTGCTCCTGTACCTGCAGTAAACGTAACAAGTTCACCTGTCCTGATACCATAAAGCTTCTCATTCAATCCATCATAAGGATATAAACAAGTTTCAGTGTCATCATCTGCATATATTCTAGAAGAAATATCTGCAAGATTGTGTATACCTGCAGGAGTATAAGGCTTTGCATTCCAGAAGTCTTGAGTAAACTCTTGCTTCTTACCTTTCATAAGATACTCATTAGCATCCTTGTATCTCATGTCCATGATAAGACATTTATTAGGTTCAAATATTTGAGCAACTTTAATGGCTGCTTTTTTACCATGCTCATCATTATCAAAACATAATACTACTTTATCAAACTTATTTATGTAGTCATAGTTTGCCTTAATATCTTTGAGTGCAGACTGACAACCATTCTTGATTGAAACAGTTGCCCACTTTGAACCTTGTAATTCATAGGCAGACATTGCATCAACTTCACCTTCACAGATTGTAAGATACTTACCACCTTGAGGAAACTTATTCTGTCCAAACATAGTTGCTTTAGGTAAGTTACCTTCTGAAGAGAAACCTTTATTAGATACAAGTCTAATCTTATTTCCTACGTGACTATTATTAATGTCATAATAAGGATATATATGCTTAACCACATTGTTATCTCTATCGTGTAATACTTGGACATTATAAAAGTTTGCAGTCTCTTTCTTGATTGCTCTATCAGGGATACCATCTACAACTCCACTACTAAAATTTTGATGATTGTTATTTATAGATATAGGTTTCTGTACTTGTTCCATACCTTCTCCTTTTGAATAAGTTCTACATGAAAAACAAAACTTAGTTCCACCTTCATATAATACATTTGCATCAGATGAACCACACCTGTCACAACTACCTTTCTTTATTACTTTTGAATCACTCATATCATTCCTTCCAATTTGTTAGTACCTTTGCTATAGTTTCCATTGCAGTTCTCTTAATAGAATAAAACTTATTATCTATCTTACCATTATGAGCAACTACACATTCATATAAGTCTCTGCTATCATCATAAGATATAACACACTCAACTTGTTCGCCATCTACAAAACCACTAAATTCATTTCTTTGTTCACTCATCTCCATACTCCTGTTTTATTATATCATTTATAAAATCTATGTCACTATTAATCTTCTCTGTCATCTCATGTTTAGCATATTTTCTTGCTTCCTGTGATGTATAACCTTCTTGAATTAGTTCATCATAAATTTCTTTATACAATTTCTTTTTATCATCATCCCATAAATTAGACATGACACTCTCTTATCTTTATTAGTTTATGTAAATACCACTCTGCTTTTTTCAAGTCCTCAACACCATTTTTATATCTATATCTCCATAAATATTTCATAATGTTACCTTGTAAGTAGTGTTCAAAACCTTCATCAGTCATTGCTTGAATAGCATCAATACATTCTATACCTGACTTATTATAATGAGAAGGATTATTTACCATGTCTTCTTGAGTTTCGTTTATTTTCCTTGCCATGTAATCATCATACCTTTCTTCCATCATTTTATTCTCCTTTAAATGTTTTAATTACATCAGATGAAAATAACTTCTGCAAGTTTAATAGATACATTCTACTTGCATTATGGTCACCACCTGATACACTCTTTTTATAATCTAAGTTATTAATAAGCTTACGTAAACTATTAATATCAAAGACTAAAGTACAGAACACTTCCTTGCCTATACATAAATTATGAAACCAGTAATCTGCTTCAGTAGTTTGAATACCACTAGGCTTTCCATATGACTGATACTCTATAGCAATGTTGCCTGTCTTCTGCCATATATCTCTTTCAGATTTGACTTCAATCTTTTTATCCTGCAACATATCTGCCACAAGTTTTTCTCTTACCTTGCCATACTTCAAGTCCATATCAAACTTTTTTCTGTTAGGTTTACTTGGTTCTAGGTTTTCCATATCGTTCCTTTCTTTTGTATGAACCTTTGCCTTTTTTATTTTGTACTACCTGCTTATTAAAAAGAAGTAATACTTTGGCAATAGGATTTATCTTTTTTATTTTCATGCTAAACTCACATATCCTATAAAGAATACAAAAGCAAACAACGTAAGTATCATATACTTTATGTCTTCATTTCCCCACATTATACTACACCTTGACTGCTATGTAAATACATAATGCGATTATTAATAACTTACCATAGTCAAGGTCATACTTTGTACCTTCCCCATATTTCTTATGGTAATCTACATTAAAAAAGTCTACTACTCTATGCCACATTATTTCTTTCTCCTTTCTATATCCCATCTATAAAAGATATGGTCATCTATTCTAGTTATATATGTCTTGGTCTCTGCCCAACTAGGCTTAACATAATAAGCATGGTAGTGTGTTGCACCTTCAACAAAGTCATCTAAGTGTTCATTATACACACCATTTGCTACGTGCAAAGCATCCTTCCATGCCTTATGTTCTCTTGGCTTGTCACTCTTGCCATCACAGTACCAACTAAATTGGCATCTGTTCTTGATAGGTAGTGTAGGTTTCCACTTGTATGTTAATCCTTGTTTAACTACATCACAGATGTTGTTAGGATACCTACTATCATTTACCCTATTCATTACTACTTGTGCTACTGCTACTTGACCTATGAAACTTTGGTTCTTAGCTTCATGGTATATATTAAGTGCTAGACACATTAGTGATTCCATTAGCATTTATACATTCTCCT